TGCTTCGTAGCGGGTAAGGTCGTTGATTCGCATTTCGATTACGTCTGGGTAGATTTCGCAGGTTGCCCATGCGATGTCTTGTATTTCTTTCATGGTGGCTGTCTTGTTTGTGATTGCTGTGTAGCAGGTTCGGTAGGTCTCCCACTTGGAGAAGTTGTTGAAAGCTGCTTGAATGGTTGCGGTGGTTGTTGTCATGTATAGGAGTATACACACGTAAACAAGTAGCTTCCTCAAGAAACAGTAAAAAACTTTGGAATTCTTTTAATATGTCAACTTCATTACGGCCATTGTGCAGGAAAGCCAGCAGCGGCTAGAGTCGTAACAGAACCGTAATGGAGGCCGCATGGCTGAAGAGGGCTACACCCGAAACATCGGCAAAGCAAAACCGACGTCAACAGACTTCATGGAACTCGGCTCAGCCGGGCTAATCCAATACGGCGGACAAGTACAAGAAGATTTCATACAGCAGCTACAAGGCAAACGAGGGATCGCCAACTACCGAGAGATGGCAGATAACGATCCTGTAGTCGGTGCGATCATGCACGCAATAGAAATGCTGATGCGAAAAGTTGATTGGTCTGTTGACGCCTCGGATGTTGAAGACGAACAAGCGTTAAGCTACGCCGCTTTCGTTTCGAGTTGCATGACTGATATGTCGGTTTCTTGGGATGACACCTTGTCATCAATTCTTTCGTTCTTGACTTACGGTTTCTCAGTTCACGAAATTGTTTACAAACGGCGTGAAGGTTACGACGGCGACGCATCATCTAGGCATAACGATAATCTGATCGGCTGGAAAAAACTTCCGATCCGTGGGCAGTCCACTATCTACGATTGGGACATAGATAAAAACGGTGGCATTAACGGGGTCATTCAGCAGCAAGAACTCGGCGAAACTTGGGGACGAGATAACGTCTTTATCCCGATCGAAAAAATGTTGCTGTTTAGAACATCCACAAAGTACAACAACCCTCGTGGCCGTTCAGTTTTAAGAAACGCTTTTATCCCGTGGTATTACAAAACCAAAATCCAAGAGATAGAAGCGATCGGCATCGAACGAGACTTGGCTGGTATGCCGGTCGCAATGGTTCCGCCTCAACTGTTAAGCGACAACGCTACAGCAGGGGAAACCGCTGCACTTGATGCGATCAAACAGCTAGTGCGAAACATTAAACGAGATGAGCAAGAAGGGATCGTCTTCCCGCTGGCTTACGATCCAGATACCGGAAATCTTGCATACGATCTGAAGCTCCTTTCGACCGGTGGCCGCCGCCAGTTCGACACGAACGCAATCATCCAAAGATACGACCAAAGAATTTCGATGTCGTTACTAGCTGACTTCGTTCTACTTGGACACACAGCAACGGGAACGCAAGCCCTATCGGTTTCTAAAATTCAACTGTTTTTAGATTCGTTAGAGGCTTGGCTTTCTGGTATTGCTGAAGTGTTCAATAGTCACGCTTTGCCGAGGCTGATGAGGATTAATGGTTTCGATGTATCCAAAACGCCGTCAATCAATTTCGAGGCTCCAGACAACATCGATCTCGGGGCACTTGGAACGTTTATTAATCAGCTAGCCGGGGCGGGCGCTCCGCTGTTCCCTGATGAGAACTTAGAGAATTTCTTGATGGATACCGCAGGGCTACCGAAGCGCATGTCTGAAGAAGTCTGACGATGAGCCGAACGGCGATAAAGATCACGGCGGGCGTCAGAAAAGCTGAGCGGTTCCCTGTTTCGGCGAAGAGAAAACCTGGTCAACCTGCACATCGCCCGGTAAAAGACAACCGACTCACCGCTAATGAGAAAGCTTACGTTGAAGGCGTTGAGCTAGCGTGGACGTTGATCCCTTCCCGTGTGATACAAGAGCAGTGGTTGTCGGCTGATCCTGGTAAAACTCTTGGCGGGATTGTTGATGCTTTCGTGCCGTACGAAACGTTTTTGGGTGACCTCACTCTATTCCAATTAAATCAGTCTGGAAGCTTGGTATTTAACGAAATCAAGCGTGAAGTGGCGGCAGACTGGAAAACGTTAGAAAAAGCAACACCATCGGCAACGGCTTTAGCGATGAACTTTAATACCGCTTCACCGCTCGCCACTCAATACGCCACCATGTCTGCTGGAAACATGGTGAAAGATATGATCCAGAGCCAGGTTCAGAGCGTGCGTTCTGTTATCGGTCGATCCTTTAACGATGGATTAACGAGGCAGCAAACGTCGAGAAATCTTGTCCAGGTGTTGAACGATATTCCGACGCCTAAAGGAATCAGGCCGGGGAATTATGCTCTCGGTGTTGTGTTCGGTGATGCCACAAAAGGTTTGACTGTCAGATATGCGAATGCTGTTTATAATCGGGCTGACAAACTGATCAGGCAAAACCCGAAGATGAGTGCGGCGGAACTTAAACGCCGTTCGGATTCGTATGGTTCTAAGCTTCGACGTTCTCGCGCTAGGACTATTTCACGAACTGAATTGATGCGGGCATCGAATCAGGGCCGGTTGCAGGGCATGTGGCAAGCCGCTGATCAAGGTTTAGTTAATCCGGTCGCAGCAAAAAAACAGTGGGTGACATCCAATTTTGATGTGTGCCCGATTTGTGTTCCGCTAAACGGAATTACTGTTGGGCTTAAGGATTCTTTTGGTAGTCCTGGGCAGGCTCCTCCGGCGCATCCTAATTGTCGTTGCACGATTCGGATGTTGCCTGATCCGTTGACGTACGGGTTGCCGACCTCTACCGGTACAGGGCAAGCTGGAAGCCCCTTACAATTTGTTAGACCGACTAGGCCCGGTTTGAAAATACAAGACGTTGTGGGCGGTCCTGGCGTGGTTGGGCCGGGTTCTAGGCTTGCGGCGGTTCCTGAGGCTTTAGCGCCGATCCCTAGGGCGGGTAATATTTCGGCTGATTTTATTGTGCCCACTTCTAAGACTGCTAAAGACACAGCCGGTGTTGTGTTGCAGAGTATGGACGACGCTGGGTATGTGGTGTCGAGTGCGTTGGCTGCCGGGAAAACTCAGGTCAAAGTGCTCAAAGCCACAGCAACAAAGTTAGAGAACGGGTCGTTTACTCCAGCAGGCAGAGTGAGCAGACCACCGAGGAAGCGTGGAGCTACTGAGGCCGAAAACGAAGCGTATATGGAGAGACTGAATGCGTGGGCGGAAAGAGGAGGGGTAGAACCTCAAATCGTTTTACGGACGAGGCCAAGAGATTTGGTTGGTGGTCAGCAGAACACAATCACACACGAAATCGGGCATCGTTTAGATGTAAAAAGTGCGATGCAAGAAGTTGATATTACGAGGATGGTTAACGGGCGGCGAGTCGTCTCGCGAGAAACTCGGCTCGTTAATAAAGGTTATTTGTCCGGTAAGACTATGAAAGCGGCAGAGAAAGCAGCTAAGAGCAGGCAGGCAGTGACGGAAACTTTAGACGAGTCTTTTCAGAAGCTCACTTACAAAGATTTGGCGGGTGAAGGTAGCGAAGAGATGTTGGATTTGATGCAAGCGGCGTTAAAGAGCGATGCGGTCGCCACCCTCAGTAAACTTAGCGCTGGAAAAAGCGACTATGTTAAATATGCTATGCAGCCGGAAGAGTTGTGGGCGAGATCATTCAACCAATATTTCACCGCTAGACATGGCACGGTCGAAGCTGTCGAAGATATGCTGAAGCAAACAACAGCGAAGATATATACTGAAGCAAAACCATTTGATGAACAGTGGATAGGGTTCCAGTGGAGACCCGAAGAGTTTGAGCGTTTAATAGCTCCTAGAGTCGAAAAAGTATTACGTGCGGAAGGGATTATCGAATGAGTCTTTTGAGCGAAGTGCAATCAGGCGAACGTTATGACGGTATGCCGTTCGATATTTGTTTCGATGAAGAAGGCGAACCGATGGTCGGTGACGATGAAGTAACAAGTTTTATTACGGAGATGGTTGAGGAGCGGTCCCGGTTGGAACCGCTCCCCGATCTGGCTTAGCGGCTGTTCAGGCTGCCTCGTAGTTTGCGGCAAGTGCTGTCGCTAGGTGAGTGAGAAAGTGGTGGATATCACCGTTGTGGAAATCGATCTTGCGGATGATGTCAGCAATTTTGGTTTGCTCAGTGCTGCTCGCTGCGAAGATGTGTTCGATAACGATTTCGGTGCTGATGAAATGTGCGTTGCCGTTTGGGGCTTCTACGTCGTATAGGCGATCGTTAAGGTTTTTTTCTGCGAAGAAAATTTTGAGGTAGTTAGTTGATGTTCTGATCATGTATATGAGTATAACGAGGTAAACAAAGAGTACACAACGTCGGACAAAAGAAATTTCAAAAATTCCCCACAAAACTTTTATCGACTATCATTCCCTGTATGCCCGTCGACGTTCCCGATTTCATCAGCGCTAACGCTGTAAGGGCGTTAGAGAATATCAAGAGCAAAGGCGGCGGGGTAACAGCTAAGACGGTTAGAGAAGCCCGCCAGATGGCTAAGGGCACAGTCTCCGAAGATAAGGTCACACGTATGGCGGCGTGGTTCGCTAGACATAAAAGCGATTTGGCTTCACCGGCCGCAAACGATTATCTAAACGGTGAAGGAAAAATGACGGCGGGACAATGGGCTTGGCTAGCTTGGGGCGGCGACATCACAACAACGAACAGGATGAGAGCTATGAAGTGGGCTGAACGTAAACGAGATACACTAGCTAAAGATCTAAACTCAACTAGCGATGAGGAGCCGACAGTGCTTAAAGCGTACGGCGAAGAAGACGAATACAAAGACTACAGCGACGACGCTTCCGGCGCTGACGCTATGACGCATCTATTGATGGCGTACCGCCTGATGTTGGATCACCCTGAATGTGCTCCGCTGCTTGAACCGTTGATGGCTCTTGTCCATATGAAAGAGCAAATCATGCTGGAGAACATTGACGAGACCCACGTCGTGATCCCTGCTGAGATGGAAACCGATGACGAATCAATGTTGTATCGTCGTACGACTAGAAAAGTCGTTGTGCAAGAAGACGGACAATTCTGTGTACGTTCTGAAGAATCAGGGCGCAACTTCGGATGTTACCGAACGGTAGAAATGGCAGAAGCACGCTTGGAGCAAATCGAATCTTTCGCTAAACGCCGAATCATTAAAGCATCAAATGATGAACTCTCGGCATGGCATGATCGCCTCCACCTTTCAGTTTCTGTAACTGACGGAATGGTTGCCTGCCATGATGTGATCGAAGACGAGTTAGAAGCACGACAAAAATCTGTTCAGCTAGTCAAGAGCATGTCTGGTTCTTTGCCTGTATCTAAAGCGGAGGAAAACCGGTTCACTCTCGGGCCTGTTTATGTGCCTG